TATACTCTTGCCAATTAACAATCTTATAAATCCCATCGACTTGCATCAAATAGGAATTATACGTAGTCAGGATCCGCGTCACTGCTTCCCACATCGAGATCCACTGCTCCTCACCGTTCCTGACCGAATACAGATGATCATTGTCGTGCGTCGTTTCTTCCAGGGCGCACTCTGTACTCGTCATCAGATCGTTATACATATTCAGATGAATCTCATATCCCAGGCTGAAGTCAAGCCTGTCAAGGCATCGGTCTATTATCGTAAGTCCAGATTCATGGCCCTCTATCGGCACATTAAAAAATTCATTCTTATATTCTATGTCCTGGAGATCCCGCAGACCGTCTGAGGCTACTAGCTCGTATGTGATTAAAAAATTATTATAATCCCTCCTGGAGTTGGATGTTCTCAAATATCCGCTCCATTCCAAAGTGTTGGCTCCGTCTGGATCATCGTAAATATAAACCTGGTAATCACGTCTTCCTGCTGTAAGAAATTCGTCATACGTTGTTTTCTCGGACGCATCCACCAATATGTCAACCCTATACTCTGAAGATACAATACGCTCATGCAGATCAAACTCCGTTCCGAACGTCTTCAACCTTAGTCCAGATTCCAGAGGCGTTAACTCCGTAGTCCCCGCCGCGTATCCTGTTAGATGGATCTCAACCTTCTTCTTGTTGGCGTCATTATCGTCAACTACTGAAAAATAATACTTCAGCCCCATTATCTCTGGTTATATCTGTTATTCGATATTGCTATATTCTCCCCTGTAAGCAAAGCTACGAGTCCTCCAGATCCTGCCCCTTTTCCAAACTTGGCTATGTCACCGAATCCTCCAAACATCTTCCCTATACCGCTCTTCCCGAACAATCCTTTAAATATCTGACCAAATCCAGAGAAACCTCCACCCGTAATTAATGACAATACCAGGGCCGCCGCCGCTATAGCCGCGATCTGCGTAATAATACCTATCGCCCACTTTTTGAAGTAATCCAGGAACTGCTTTAAGTGGTTCTCACCCTGGACAAATGCTCCAGCAAAACCTTCAAAAAAATTAGTCAGGTAATCGCTCACTATTGGAAGGGCTTCCGCCGCCTTATCCTTTAACCCCTGCATCTCTTCGGTCATAACACCCAACGGCGTCATTGCGGGCGTGCCACCCTCGTCAGGTGCTCCTGCTCCAGGTAATCCCATTCCCTGCATCGGCGCAAGGGCTGTAGTCAGCGCACTACCCACCTGGACTCCAGCATTCTGCGCTGACGCTACGGCTTCCTTTACAACATCCTCACCGAATCCAATCATCTCAATCTTCTTCCTGGGCGTCACCGTGGCCTCATAAGCGTCAATGAAGTTCTGTGCCGTATTGGATCCGTATTCACGAACATCTTCAGCTAGGTTCTTAAACCCTTCCCTCCAGGTCTCCATAGCTCCCTGGAAGTCACCCGTAAATATCTGCTTGATAAGTTTTCCACTGGTCACCAGGCTTTCCCACAACATTTTGAACACCAATTTTGTATTTTCCCACATCGTTTTAAAAGCAAACCATATAGACTGAACTGCGCCTCTGAATATCACTGATTCATTATACAGATCTATGAAATAATTGATCACGTCAACTATCCCCTTTTGTATAACTGGAAGGTACTCCATCAATCCCTTAAACGCTTTATCAATCAACGGCGCAAGCGCATTCAGCACCCTGTTTAGTCCCGTTCCCACGGTTACCTGGATGTTCTTGATCGTGGCTCCCCACCTCGCCGTCTTCATGGCTGTAGTCGTAGCCACATCGCCAGCTTTCGCCATCTCCCGTTCAATGATCTGCCCTGCGGCTAGTCCGAAATCACCCGTCTTCTTGATCTCATTCTGTAGCTCTGCGGCGGAGATCCCCAGGTTATCCATCACCAGCGTACTCTTTCGCCCTATACCGTCGATTATTGAGTTTACCAGGTAATCTACTGATTCACCCGTCTGCGCGGCCCTGTCTGTAGCGAATTTAAAGAACGTGCCAAGTTTCTCCAGTGGGATCTTGAAGTTCTGTGCACGTACTGCGGACTGCATTAGCTCCAGGTCGCTTATCGTCCCCCTGGTAGCGTTCTGCATCTCTGATAATAGGTTGGGATCATTTAGTGCCATAAAGGCCGCACGAACACCTTCAGCCTGTCCTGCGAGCTTCATGGATTCTGCGCCGAACTGAACAACTTTCTGGACTGCAAATGCTCCCGCAATTACACCCCCTAATTTTTTAAACGCTCCACTAAGTGCGGCGGACTTTTTCTTGGTCTTTTCAAATGCCGCTTCCAGCTTGTCAACCCGTGCGGATAACTCAACATAATGACTAGCTATCTTCCCCATAATCTCTGTAATTTGCGTCGGGCCAAAAATGCTTTATAAAGTCAATCTCTTCCTTTACCAGCTTCTCCGACGGGGGTGCAATAATCTGCTTGGTCTTATCCAAATCCATAGGCCAAATCTTTCTTTCGCTATATTGCTTACCTCCACCAAAGCCAGCAAAGCCGTTCTGGATCATGGTCACGATCCGCCTGGCTCCGAGATTCCTGATTTCCATTTCGAGCATCAAAAAACCCTTAATTCGTTTCTTCAATTCTGGAATAGTGCACGTATAAAATTCCATACGCGACAATCCAAGAACGCCAAGTCCCCAGACTTCTAACTCACTAAAATTCAACTCGCTGGCGTGGGACTCGGCTTCTTGGTCTTTTTTTTCGTAGCTTCCTCCTTTTCGTCAGGGTCTTGATTGTATTTCCGCATCCCTTCTTCCAGGATACCCGTAAAATCCTTTGCACCCATTATGTCAATCGCCAGCCATAGTTGATTCTTGGCTATTACGACATCCTTATCGGAAATCATACACCAAGCCTTGTGAGTTAAATATAAGAAGTCTATTAAAAAATCAATTCCATTGATCGGATCCTTTTTAATCAGTTCTACTTTCTCGTCTAGCTGGTACAGATCTATATCTAGCTCCATACGCACTAACTTAAAAGCCAGAGTTCCGAAAAAAAACTCTCCTTCAATTTCCTTGACTTTACCATCGGATACTATCGGGATCTTGCGCGTCACAAGTCCCTCAACAATAAAAGTCATACTACTGTTTTAGTTCTTAACTATAGGTCGTCTTTGTGACTGCACCCGTAACTCTCATGGTCACCGTTACCGATGACCTTTCATTATCAGGGTCGTTCAGTTCGATGTCTCGAATATAAACATTCCCTGTAAGCACGAAATCTCCTGAGTCCGTACCACCATAAATGAAGGGGGTTAGCGTAGCGTTATCGTGCGCGTCCCAAAGATCATTCAGATCGTTGTTGCTCGCTGTGGTATTCAGGTTGAACTCACCTGTAATCTCACGATGTTTCCGCCCCATTGTATAGGTAGCGTCCGCCCCGTCATCTGCGTCTGATAATTCAATCTCATCCCTGTTTGAAGTGAAACCTGAACTGAGCTTCCCAGCTATCACATTCCCATTCAATTTACAACGGATGTTTGTTCCATTTTCTCCTGCCATCTTTCAGCACATTTTAATTAAACATCAACTAGTTTCATCTATCTCCAACCTATAGCGTAGGTTCTTGATCAGCTTCTTGTGCATATCCTGCTCTTGCGTGTCAAACGCTGTTTCCAGGACGTGCACTATATTCGTAAAATCGCTCCCCAGGGATAGCTTCGCGCCTTTTCCTGTCAAGGTCTTATTCAATACCTGGTTCACTATGTTATTCATAACGGACTTGTCACCAATCCCAGGGAACCCAACAACTACATATATCTCGCACGTAGCATCGTGGCTAAACACATCCGCATTGCTCCCTGTCTCGGAATCAGTGACATCACCTATTTCAATATAATGATACATGGCCCCCTTAATGATCGGAATCTCTGTATCCTTTGGAGGCCTCTTAAACACTTTCACTTTTTTGCCGCTATACGTTACCTTTCCGTTCAAAAGGCTATAATACGCATCTACTATTTTTTGACTTGGATCCTTCATTATTTAGACGTTTTATTCATGATCTTTTTTATCTTCCGCTCAAATATAGGACGCTCCCTATTGTAAGCTGGCATCAAATACGGCCTTTTCTTAAATCCAAATTTTGAGATCTTTCTCGCGATCATAAAAGCTACTGCCTTGGTTAGCTTTCCACGGATCCCCAATTTCATCTTCACCCAATAATATAAAGCAGAATTTTCCTTCCAGGGAGGAAACCCACCAGGCTTCCGCCCAAACTCCAGGGCTTCGGCATATACCAACTGTTCACCTCCCATCACTCCAGATCCTATTTCAGCCGTCATCCCTTTGTCCCTGTAGTTGATTCCTATAGAAACCTTCAGGGCCGCAGTCGCTCCCACTGATACCCTTTGAACTGCCTCAGACTCCACTACGTTCGCCGAATCAGTGACTTGCTCCCTGACTTGCTTCTTACGCATTTTAGTCCAGTCCTTCAACTGAATATCCATGTTCTTCGTAGTGAATTTCGTCGTTCTCATATATCCATAAATATAGCTAGTTTTTGCATCGCCATAGATCCCAGGACGTACTGCGTCTCATCCATATTGCCCCTGTTTAAATACCAGGTAATTATTTCTGACTTCATGGCATCTTTCACTAATTTCACCATACCTGGATCCGTCAAGCCTACCACGTAGACGATCTTCACCCCATAGCAATAATTCCAATAATCAGAAATGAATTTTATCTTTTTCTTATTCACTCCCTCAACCCAATAGTCTGTACCCTCTGTCAGGGCCGTCTCTGTACCTGAAGACTTATTTACGACCGTCACCGAGGTCACCGATGTCACGGGCGGAAATGGAAGGGGTATGGTCTTGCCGAACCTCTCCCAATACGCCGTAATTGTTTTCTGGGCAACAAGCGTCATGTTCAGCTTTGACTCCAGGTAAGTCCTCACGGCCTTGATCTGGTTGTTAATCACATCTGGATCATCATTGTCCGACAGATCCATCCTGTCCTCTATGTCCGTAACCGTTAAAAGCTCAGACGTTGGGGCTGTACTAATTGTATAGTCAAACCCCTCATTTATGCCATAGTCAGGGGTGAACAGCGTCATTTCGTTTTTCTTTTAGCTGGTTGTTTCGCCTCTTTTTTCACAACTTTCTTAACGACCTTTTTCTTAGGTTCGCTATACGGTTCCACCAGTGGTGGCATATCTAACTGATCTCCTGTTAGTTTTAGCTGAAGATCCTCAATGTCTTTTTCATCATATACTTCTCCGCGCTTATATAGGTCATTCCCAACCTTCTTAGCGTGCGTTCTCGTTATTCTGTATTTCATAGCATATAAATTTATTCAGGTACTCCAATTCCTTCCCTGGTTCCAAACTCTTAGCTCTAAGATAACACTTTTCGCTGGCTTCTGCATAATATTCTTCGTTATCTAATTTTCTGATCGCCTGGATCCAGCCATCCACATCATCCCGTTCCACATAGATCGCCGCAGTGCTCATGGCCTCCTTCAGCCCTGGCGTAGGCGTACAGATCACGGGGATCCTGGAGCAACTTGCTTCCAGGGCCGTCCTGCCATAGCTCTCATAGGCACTTGGCATCAGCAGGATCCTCGTTCTTCTATAAACGTAATTTATATCTCCAGTATGCGGAATATAATGAACATTTTTCAGCTTATGATCAAAAAACTGCTCTCCGTAGGATCCCATTACCCCCATGAATTGATACTCAGGCAAATTCTTCGCTAATTCCATAAATAACTCGCCCCCCTTGTTCTTATTTAAATTTATAAGGGTAATATATGAATTGATACGATCGTTGCTGTAATCGTCTAAAAACACGGGTGGATGAACCACCACTGACCTCACTATAGATCTCTGAATATCCTTCACCTTCTCGCGCACCCATTCAGAATTGTAAATAGCAAACTGATCTATCGCATTCTGATTCTCTACAACCACATTCTTATAATTGTTATGAATGAAGTGAAACAACGGCTTTCCGTATCTTCTGGCGTAATTATAGGCTTTCCCCGTTTTGTCCAGGTGCGTAAATATCGCATCAGCAGATCTGTAATATAGATCCCTGTCTTTATCGCTTACAACCTCTACCCCTTCAAATTCATAGGCTTCCTTGATCGTGCCCAGGTATGAATTAAAATCCAGCAATACAACCACCTCATGATGCTCATCATTTACCAGGTATCGGAATATATAATGCGCCATCCACTCTGCTCCAGAGTTATGGTACGGAGGATACCCATGTATATCAGCGACAAACCGCATACTTGTAATCTATTCTAGGTTTAAACTTCTTCATCTGTCTTCTCTGCGTCCTATAAAAATCGTGGTTTTCAAACTCGTCAAATTCTTTTCCTACGTGCCTCTCAAAATTTCCATGTGTCACGGAATCAAAACCGTATAACGTCACTTTAGTACATCCAAACCATTCAATCATTCTGATCGCGCTCTGCTGTGAGAAACCTCCCATCAGGGATCCCGCATTCAGCCCAAACGCTCCATTATCGAAGATCCAAACTTCGTGGCTCCCGAACTCAGCAAAGTGCCTCTCCTTTTTTGCGCTCTCATGCTTATGCAACAATATCACCACATCTTCATCTTTGGGCTGTACCAGGTAACGATCCTTCTGCATTGAATAAATCTTATTCTGGATCCCGCCAACTTCCTGCACTATTTTGATCGCATAATTCAGTGTTATTATTGGGCCTCCACCTTCGAAGTGTTCTGATCTCAAATTTAAGATCGTCCTGCCCGTCCCGACTATATAGCCGTGCTCTCCTTCGTGAATCCCTCTAAGCCCGTTCATAATACTTTTGCGATTTTAATATCACATCATACACCGTGATCCTATTCCATATATTACTCCATCCAGCCCTCTGCGTGCAATACATAGGATCCGTTATGAAGACCTGGAAATTAGGCTGTATCCACTTTCTCAGCCACTCATCGTATACGTAGGGCGGTCTATAAGCTCCATCCCAATTCTCTCTAAGGTATTCCATCATTTTAGCGGAATAGCCGACTGCGTGAGTCGTCCAGCCGTCGGTCATCCTGATCAGCCTCTTCGAGTATCTTTTTTGAGGGCTTTGAATATTAGCTCCCAAATATATTATATCCCAATCTTCAGGTAGTTCGTCAATCGCCTTATCAATCTCTTCGTAATCCAGGTTATCGACAAATAAAACATCGTCCTCAAATACCATCGTATTACCGTGGTAATACCGATGTATCTCGTGCATGGATCTATTAAACCCGACAATGCCTCCAGGTATCGCCTTAAAAAATTCAACTCTTTTCAGGATCCCGACTCGGTTAAATTCCGCCTCGGCCTGTGCTTTCCTGTCCTTCCTGTCTTCCAGGTTCAAACAGCAAATATTCTCAAATACTTTCAGCATATTTATTTTCTGGGAACGCTCTCGCTAATTTTAAAAAAAGAGGCGGGATACCGTAATACCTCGCCTCTACCAACTTATTATATGAACCAGATTAAAGCAAAATCTTAACCAGATCCACAAGCCTTTGCGGTCACGAAGTTACCGTAAACGAATGCGTTTGGCCTTTCAACCGTCTGAGCTATTCGCTCCTCGAATACTACGGTAATCACGTTCTTGATAAAGTTATCCTGATCCTGGTCGGAGAACTTCACCATAGCTTGCTTCCTGTCCCATAACGTAGCACCCATTCTGAAATCTCCAACTAAGAAGTCACCTTCATTAATCGCAGTGGTTTCCAGGATAGGAACTCCAGCTATGTTTGGACGATCACCCCAAATGCCTCTATGCAGATAATTGTTCTGACTATCCTTCAGGATGTCAATATCTCGCACATCGTTAGGGTGCAATACAATCAACGTCGGCGCATACTCGTCAACCCTGGCCTGTGCAATGGCTGCACGCAAGATGTCAACTTCCTGCACTGAGGAAAGTGAGATCTCGTCACCATCATAAGCCTGGGCAACTGGAGTAATACCCCTTAATTGATTCGATGCGTTGGTTCCGTATAAGATCTGCTGATCTTCCTTCACCTTCAGCTTCTTCGTAAACCTTGCGGTCAAGTATGCGGTCATACCAGGTATGTCATCCAGCATCTCTTCAGCTAACTGCAAGTAAGTCGAGATCTTACGTACAGAAATACTATTCTGAGTCAAGCTGATTTCGGATTGCCCTTTATCAGCACCAGGTGCGGTAACTTGCGTACCGTTGGTATCCATTGTCTCAGTGATGTAATAGATTGTATCTGTTCCTGTAGGGATCACGTTCATGTTCTCCCTCAAATGATACATCCTATCAGGATCATAGAAAAATCCCGCCATCCTCTGAACTGGAGTCACCTGGTTCGTCAGGTTACTCGCGGGCGTCATAGTATCTGCGGCCTTTTGCTCTATGTTATTCCCGAAGAAATTAAAGCCTTTTGGCTGATATATGAACACACCCTTTTTCGCAGATGCAAAATCTTTGAACTTCTCGTTCCCTTCCAGATCCTCAATTAACTGATGTGTGAATGATTTCTCTGCACGAACCTTGCCCTGGACTGTTTCCTTCAATTCGATGGCAAGCTCATCGGCTTGCTTCTGAAGGGCTTCCCTGGCCTTCTTCTCCTCAATCACCTCATCCTTGAGGCTGTCGGAGATCTTCTTGCCTTCTTCTTCAGATTTCTCAACGGCCTGAGTCACGGATTCCTTGATCAAAGATTCGATCTTCTCATCTCTCTTCTCGATCATGCCATCCAGTTCC